TTTCTAGCTTAATAATATGTAATGTAGAGTAATCTGCCCCATCTCCACGAGAGACATCTGCGACTGCAAGGTAATTGCATGATGGATCATAATCTTCCCAGATCCAAAAGTTTCTATCAAAGCCGGTTTTGTATTTTGGCTCGCATACGTTTTCTAATAACCATTTCATACATTCTGGATCAATCACAGTTTCGCCAGAGGTGTTGAAATTACACTCAAGCTCTTGCGCAATCTGCCTTTTGGACATATTTTTTGTTTCTTTTTTATACCACTCTTCATCTCTGTCTGGGTGAACATCCCACGACAATGTTGTCAGTTTAAAATTGTTGGCGTTAGCCTCTGCATCAGTACAAGTTTTATGAAACCAATTACCAACTCCATTAGGGGTAGAAAGTGCAATGCATCGACCACCAGTTGACAGCGTGGGATACAAGCCAGTCCACAATTCTTCTAAACCTTCAATGTGAGCGGCCTCATCAAGCACAAGCAGTGACAAAGCTTCCGAGCGGCCTGCGTCACCAGATGTTGATGCAGCTTTTATCGAGGACCCATTTGATAGTTCAAAAGATGTTCTGTTGTCGACTGATATGGATGCTATTCGAATCCACTCAGGCAGGTTTTTCATAATACTTTTAACTTTTTTTACTAAGTTTCCGGCTGTGGCGAACTTTGTGGCCATTACCAAGATTGATTTATCTCTATGAAACAGCATCATCCATGCAATGTAGCCGGCAGTAATCGTTGAGATGCCAAGTTGGCGAGCTTTTAAAATAACATTAAAGCGATAATCGTTAAAATCTTGTAGAAGACCGTCTTGAAAGTCATAAGTGTTAAAAAGGATTAGCCCGTGCATCGGATGAGATATACGGGCATAATTCTTCAAAAAATAAGTAGGATCTTTTCCACACTTAAGTATTTCTTTTACTTGTTGTTTTTTATCTATTTGAAAAGCCATTAGTCATTAGATGGTTTTGGTCTGGTATCATTATCGGGGCGGGTGCCGCCGCTACCATTCCAGCCACCTTGTTTAACAAAGGTTTCCCATTTTGACTCAGGCTTTGTGTCAGCTTCTGCGGCTACTGCCATATCTTCTTTTAATCCACCGACCTTATAATGCATCTTAGCTGTGACCCACGAGCGTACGCGGGATGAGTTCTCGACACGAACATCAACCTCACCCTCGGTGGTTAAAGATATAGAATTACCGGTTATCTTTTTATATTCTTTCTGTAGAAATTTGACGATTTCCGCTAATTGACTTTCGATATCTGATTCAAAACCATTAGCGTATACTTCTTTGAGTTGAACCTCAGCCATATAAGACAGGCACATCATGTTGCCGTAGAATTTAATGTTAAACCCATCCATAACACGCTTATCAAGAATAGGGTTCCCCTCTTCTCTTTTGAGGCCGGCTAAAAGTGGCTCTCCGTTTTCGTCCAATGCTCCATCATATGCATTGGCTGCAGCTTGTGCGAGTCCCTGCACGATTTCGTAAACTGTTGCCATTATTTTATGTCTCCTTGTGGGTCAGTTTCATTTTTATCTATAAGAGTTTGTAAGCGCTTTAAAGATGTTTGAATAGTCATTCGGTGCCTTTGCAGATCAATTTGATCTTTTCCAGCTAATTCGTTGAAAAATTTGTATATCTGTTCAATCATACTGCGTTCGACGCCGTCAATTGTGCCACTTTGTTTCATTGTGACATCTTTGACATTTTGACCAGTTTGGCCAGCGGTGCGTGTCGTAGCTTTCAATTTTGATGTATCGACTTCTTCTTGTTCATCAACAGAAAACTTTTCGTATTCTTCAAGAATAATTTGTTTTAATTTATTTTTAGTAATTTTCATTTGGTCTCCATCCTTCTAACCACCTTTCTTCTCTATCTTCAACAAAATTTATAAAACATTTGTTACAACATCCAAATTTTATTAATGCTATATCATCCTTAACACTTTTTGTAAAAGCACTACAAATTGGACAATTTCTTAAAGATTCTCTATTAAGTAGTTTTTTTGATATCTTTATGCCATCAACCTCTACTTTTTCTTCATACCGCCTCTTACGATTATCACGGTTATATAATTCTTTCATTTGAATTAGGTATTCTTTTTCTTTTTCGGGATCCCAATTGCTCTTTGGATTGACCACCGTTTCATCGCCATATTTTTCTTTAATTGCTTTTTCTATTGCAGCAATTTTATTATAATCTTTTTCACTCATTGAATACCCTGTAGGCACCATATGAAACTGCCATTCCACTTGCAACCCCAACAGCTACCCAAAGTGCTGGGTTCTTTTTAGATTGTTTTTTTAACGCATTTGCTAATGCATCTGCTTCTCTTTCTAAAGATTGTACTCTCATATCATATTCGGATACTAACGCATCATGTCTAATGGTTAAGTTCTGTAGATCTAAATCATACTCAGCTTTTTGTTTGTCTAATTCATATTGTAACACAAGCTGGCAACTACGTGAAGCAGATTGTGCCTCAGTCAATATAAGTGCTGTGGCAGCTGGATCAAACAAAACACCTTCAAATGGAGCGCACTGATTTTCACCAAGAAACGTAAATTTTCCGGGGGTGGTAGACCATGCAGAATTACTCCACAAACTCAAAACCATAAGTGTTAATAATCTCATTAGTCAACGCCTCCTTGTTTTGTGAATATTGCTTCTCTAATTGTTCAGCGCGGTCGCGTTTTTGTTCCTCAAGTTCATTCTGAGATTCTTCGTAATTATCACGTAGTTGACTAAGTGCTCTCTTATAAGTCTTAAGAGCATCATCGCGGCGGGCCAGTTCTTCGCTGTGAATATACTGAAGGGCTTCGATTCTTTCTTTTGTCTCTTCTTGTGAGATCTCATACGCTTTGTTAAGGGCACGATAATCCATGTGTGTTTTAATCGAAACTATTAACAAAGAAAGTACGACAGTTATTTCTTTCCAATTTTTAAATGCAAATTGTAATATTTTTGCCCAACTCACGAGACACCTTTTAGTTTAGCGATACCATCAATCACAGTTTGGCCACCGATATAAATAGCAGAAATAATTACCCAATCGCCAGATTGCAAATCTGAGAACGCTAAAAGTCCTGTGGCAGTCAGCCATACAAGAAACTTGCGAGATATCATTTTTTCGACAAGTCTATCTAGCTTACCTTGAACATAACTCATCACTTTTTGCCTCGCTTCTTCTCTTCTTTCTCTTCAGCATCTAATGCTGCGGCTATAGCCATTTGTGTTCTTTTCTTTTTGCTTTTACCTTGAAATTGTGGCGCCTTTGATGTGCGAAAATCTGTTACATAATCGCCAACATCTGCGGCACTACTCAATATTTCTGATAAGTCTTCACCACGCATATAATCTAAAACTGTTGATAGATAATCGTGAGCTTTTGTAATTTTAGACTCGACCCATTCTTCTAAGTCACTATCGTCGCTTATCATCTCTTGTATCGCTGCAGCTAATTCAACAGTTCTGCCGAGTTGGTTGCGTGCCATAGAGCCTTCACCATCATGACCTTCTGATACTGTGGCCCTGTTGAGGGGTTTAGCAAATCGGCCGGCGCCTTTTTGATACATACCAATCGTAAATGGATCATCACCAGTGAATGCTGAACTCAAATAGTCAATACTAATATCCAAATCTTCAATAGAATCTGCCAATGATTTGATTGCATTGAGTAGTGCTGTGTCGTTTTCAATCTCTTGTAGGATGTGCTTCTTTATGAGTGATTTGGATATTTTCATCTGAAGAATCTTCCCATTTTTGCACTTACCTTCCCGTCAGTTTTAATAAACAAGGGAATTGATTTTTTTACATCCTCAAGGTTAGCGGGGCCTTGGTACCAATTAATGAATTTTTCAGTGGCCTCAGTTTGTTCGATTACCTTCTGGCCAATCCCGTGGATAGCGCATGCTTCTAAGAACAATTCCTCAATACTCTTTTGAATTACTTCTTCAGTTGCACTATTTTTAATACTAATTAAACTTTTCAGTCGTCGCCATAAACTCATAATTCTTTATAATCCTTTAGCGCTTTATGTAAAGCTTGAATAACTCCGTTGTTAAGATGTGAATATTGTGGAGGATCTTTCATAGCGTCTTCGGCTGCCTCTTGTAGCATTTGTGCTAGCTTTCTTTCAACTTGTTGAACAGTCATAATGCCGTAGCCGGGAATTTGAAGTTCTGGACTATGTGATTGGCCGCGGGCGTAATCTCTAAGTTCTTCATTCATTTCATGCCTCTTAGCCAAATCTTGATACATTTCTTCAGCATCATAATAATACATAACGTCACCATTCTCAAGGGTAACCTTTGCGTAACTTGAACCATCGCGAAAATCTGAAATGTCAAACTCGATACCAACCTTGAACTTATCAGCTAACCCTAACATTTCTTCTCTTGCAAGATGTTCAGGGCTTACGTGTTCTTCACCGGTATCAATATCAGCAACAGCACGGTCGGGTTCGGATTCTGCTTCGTTTAAAGACGTTCGCCAATTTTCAAATAGTTTTTTCATGTTGCTAATCCATTATATAATTCTAATGCTTTCTCGGCATATAACTGCTGATATGATTCGTGATCTTCTCCATTCATTCTAGCATAATCCGCGGCTTGCTCTTCTGCTTCGGGATTACTTTTTAACCACTCAAGTGCTTGTTGGGTATCTGTCTTTGGTTCTGCGGCACGGTCGGCGCGAACCTTTGCTTGATGTGCTTCTTCTTCTTCAGGTGTTCTATTTCTTCCATCACCAGCCCAGCCCGAGCCTTCTTCAAAATACTTGCTTTTTTCTGGCGGATAGCCGAGATCTTCGCGCTCACGTCTGCGGCGCTCTTCTTTCTCGCGGCGGTGTTTACGCTCTTCATCTGTTTCAGGCTCTGCTCTACGTGACCCTCTTTTTATATAAACATCTTCCTTGTCGCGAGTTCCTTTGTTATATGGTTTGGGTTCCCACGCTTCGTTAATTGTTTCTGTTTTCTCGTCCATAAAATAACGAGGATCAAATCTTCTTGTGTTTTTTCTTCTAGCCATTATAATCTCCTACAAATAAATTCCTAGTTTTCCAAGCATATCAAATACTGCATCTTCTACAGATTCTGGTAATGCTCCGCTTTCTACAGCTTTTGTGACTTGCTGCAACGCTTCAACATACCTGTTTTTATCTTCCACCGACAACTCGTCTTCATCATAATGATGATCCCAGTTGTCAGGATCGCCGCGCTCGTCCGCGCCGGGGTAGAGATCTTGTTCAAGATCGTCCATTTCTTCCGTAATAATCTGTTTTAGTTTTTGTTTTGTGATTTTCATGTTGCTAATCCATTCATGCTTAGT